ACGCGATGTTGTTAAGGCTGTAGGTAAAGCTAATCTACCTCTTCGGTTTAAGCAGATGATGCGCCGTAGACAGACAGCCAAGATTAACGAAATGGAGCGTGCTGCGGACAAAGCCGAGCAGTCTGCTCGTATAGGCATGTCGCGTAGGGGGCTTCCGAAATATGACGAACGTTATCGGGCTGGTGAGTCCGCTGCTCAACGACGTAGAGATTTAGAAGACGCCGCGCTTAGTGGGCAAATGTATCGCAAAGGCGGTTCTGTTAAATCATCTAGTCGTGGCGATGGTATTGCCAAGCGCGGTAAGACCCGAGGCAAATTTATATGATGCCTTCTCGCGGCATGGGTATCGTGGCTCCGAGCAAAATCCCCCGTGCCAAACGCCGTGGGGATAACAAACCCGTTGAGGGCACTGGGAAACCGATCCGTCATGCCGAAGGCGGTAAGGTGAAGAGCAAGGTCAACGAGGCCGGTAACTACACCAAGCCCGGTATGCGGAAGAGCCTGTTTGAGTCCATCAAGTCTCGGGCCGTGCAGGGCACTGCCGCAGGACAGTGGAGCGCGAGGAAGGCCCAGCTTCTTGCTAAACAGTACAAGGCTCGGGGCGGTGGGTATAAGTCATGAAGGCTCCCCAGCAGTCCTTGAAGGCTTGGACGCAGCAGAAATGGAGGACGAAGAGTGGTAAACGATCTTCTGACACGGGTGAAAGGTATCTACCAGAAGCTGCGATCAAAAGTCTCAGCCCTCAAGAATACGCTCGTACAACGGCTGCAAAGCGACGAGGCAAAGCCCAAGGCAAGCAGTTCGTCCCGCAGCCCAAAGGCATCAAAGAAAAAGTGAGGCCGCATCGTAAGCGGGGAATGTGATGACCGAACCGACCGACATCGAAATGTTCAAGGCGCAGGTTCAGGCTGAGTTGAATCGGCTTGAGGCGCAGTCGTCTGCCAAAGATGTTGCCGGTAAAGCCATCGGTAAAGATGGTCTGAAGTACATCACGGCAATTGTCGTCATCGGTGTCGTATCTAGCCTGTTTCTTGATAACGATAAAATTGCTGCCGTTATGGGGCTGCTTGGCGCATCTCTGACCGCTTTGATCTCCATGCTTAACGGGATTGCAGGCACGGTGGAGAAGGAAGAGAAGCCTGAGTTTGAGGTTATCAAGGAACTCATTACCAAGCTCGACAAGCTGGATCGTAAAGAACAGCCGATGCGGGTTGATGTCGAAGGCGACCACGTAACCGTCACCAAGGGCGATGATGTCGTCACGGCGAGGAAGTAATGACCTACAAAACCACAGCAACGACGGACTTCAACCTTGATCTCAACACGATCATCGAAGAGGCTTTTGAGCGTTGTGGTGCTGAACTGCGGACGGGATACGACTTCCGGACGGCAAAGCGCAGCCTTGGTCTATTGCTCATGGACTGGGCAAACCGTGGTATTAACCTCTGGACGTTGGAGACCGGTACCCAGACTTTGACTTACAACCAAGGCACTTATGACCTTCCGGTTGATACGGTTGACTTGCTGGATCATGTAATCCGGACTGGGACTGGCACGAACCAGCAAGACATTAATATCTCACGTATCTCCTCTAGCACCTACTTGTCTATCCCAAACAAGAACGCGACGGGTCGTCCTATCCAGATCTGGATTAATCGACGTACGGGCGCTACGGGCGCGGACAACGTGATTGTCTATCCGCAGTACACGGTATGGCCGAAGCCCGACAATACGACGACTTGGACGTTGGTCTACACCAGACTTGTGCGGATGTTTGACCCCGGTAATGGCGTGAATGGTCAGGACATTCCGTTCCGCTTCCTGCCCTGTATGGTGGCGGGCTTGGCCTACCTCATGTCGATGAAGATCCCCGGCGCGATGGAGCGCACTCAGATCCTGAAGGCTCAGTACGACGAGGCTTGGGACTTGGCCGCTGGCGAGGACCGTGAGAAGGCGGCAGTGCGGTTTGTACCCCGTGAGAGTTTCTTGGGTGGCTACTAATGCCAAACAGGTTTGCAAGCGGCAAACACGCGATTGCGGAGTGCGACCGGTGTGGTTTCCGGTTCAAGCTTCGTCAGTTGAAGTCTTTGGTGATCAAGACCAAGAACGTAAATATCTTGGTCTGTCCGGAGTGCTGGGAACCTGATCAGCCGCAGTTGTCGCTGGGTCTGTACCCGGTTGATGACCCGCAGGCGTTGAGGAACCCGAGACCTGACCTGAGTTACTTTGAGGTGGGTAATGATGGCGCAGGTGGTAGTAGAATGATTCAGTGGGGCTGGAACCCCGTCGGCGGATCAAGTTCGTTCGATGCGGCGCTAACCCCGAATACTCTCGTCCCCACGGGCGAAGTAGGAACCGTAACGGTCGTGACGACCTAGGAGATTGAGATGAAAGACGGAATGCGTAAGGTTGCTAAGGAAGAAGTGCGTAGGCACGAAAAGTCCATGCATAAAATGCGTGCTGGCGGTAAGACCAACAGCGACATGAAGAAGTACGGTCGTGGCATGGCGAAGGTGATGAACCAGCGCAGCCCGATGCGCGGCTCTTCTGGCCCGAGGTAATTGCCATGAAAGACATGGGCAAGATTCAGAAGAACACCGAATCGACGGGTCGCAACGGCTACCCTGAGAAAGATGTGAACAAGGGCGTCACGCACATGGATATGCGTGGTGCGGGTGCTGCGACGAAGGGCAAGAAGTTTGTCTCGCAGATCAACCTTGATAGCAACATGAAGTACCGGAGTGGCTGGTCGCCGTGAATTATTCGACTCTTTCAACACTGATCCAACAGTATTGTGAGTCTACGGAGTCATCCTTCGTAGCCAATATCCCTACGTTTGTTCAGTTGGCGGAAGAGCGGATTTATAACTCGGTCCAGATCCCGGCAATCCGCAAGAACTCGACGGCCACGATGACGATTGGGAATAAATACATGTCCCTGCCGTCTGACTGGCTTTCGACGTTTTCGTTGGCGGTATTTAATCCGACCAATAACGAATACACGTACTTGCTCAACAAGGATGTCAATTACATCCGGCAGGCGTATCCGGATGCGGATGACTTGGGGCGACCTGAGTATTACGCGATTTGGGATGCTGATACGATGATTCTTGGCCCTGCGCCGGATCTCGCGTACACGGCTGAACTGCACTATTACTACTACCCTGCTTCCATCGTTAATGCCGGTACGTCATGGCTTGGTGACAACTTTGAAACTGTTCTGCTTTACGGATCGCTCCGCGAAGCCTACACCTACCTCAAAGGTGAGCAGGACATGATGCAGTATTACGAACAGAAGTATCAGGAAGCCTTGGGTCTTCTCAAGCGCCTCGGTGACGGCTTGGATCGTCAGGATGCTTACCGTTCGGGTCAAGTTAGAATTCCGGTAAGCTAATGTTTAACGCAAACACAGAACTCGGTCAGGTATTGGTGCAGACCACCAATCATCGTGAACATACCGTGGAAGAGATTGCGGAGCGTGCGGCGAACCGCATCCTTCGTGCTGATAGCAAAGAAGTCCTGCATTATTGGTTGGTGAAATATTTGCGTGAAGCGCAGGAAGCTGAACGGCAGTCGCTGTGCAAGAAGTTAAATAAACAGGGCTATGCGGAAATCGCACACTTAATTGGAGACCTCTGATGGCAATATCTCAAGCAATGACGACCTCGTTCAAGGTTCAGATCCTTGAAGGCGTCCATAATTTTGGTTCGGGCGTGATTCGCGCTTCGGCAGCGGCGGATGTTTTCAAACTCGCTTTGTACACCTCGTCGGCCACGCTCGGTGCAGCCACCACTGCGTATACCACTTCGGATGAAGTGTCGTCGTCTGGTACGAATTACACGGCTGGTGGTTTGACGCTGACGATCTCGCAGGCTCCGACCTCGACGGGTACGACGGCGTTCTTGGACTTTGACGATCTGACGTTTGCGAGTGCAACGATCACGGCCAACGGTGCTTTGATCTATAACGCGACTCAGGGCAACAAGGCTGTGGCAGTGCTGGCGTTCGGTGGTGACAAGACTTCAACTGCCGGTAACTTCACGATCCAGTTCCCCGCCTCTACTTCGACGACCGCGATTCTCCGTATTGCCTGACCGGGGGTTTAAATGGCCCTCGTACTTGCAGATCGCGTCCTAGAGACTTCTACTACCACAGGTAGTGGAACCATTTCGCTTGCCGGTGCGAGTGTCGGCTATCAAGCGTTTTCGACGGGCGTAGGCGACGGGAACCAAACTTACTACACCATAGCCCTTGAAGGCGGCTCTGAATGGGAAGTGGGTATTGGTACCTACACTTCGGTGGGCGATACGCTATCGCGTGATACGGTTTTAGCCTCCAGCGACAGTGGCAACAAAGTCACCTTCTCCGCAGGCAACAAGCAGGTCTTTGTCACTTACCCTGCTGGCAAGTCTGTTTACTTCAGTACGTCTGGCACGATCAGCGCGAACTCAGGCACGATCACAGACGTTGCCACGCCGACCACTGCATTCGATGCAGTCAACAAGCAGTACGTTGATGATCTTGTTGAAGTAGGCGTTACTTACCACACGCCAGTTAAGTACGAGGTGCCTAGCACTACAGGCAACCTTGTTGCTACATACAACCAGCCCGGTGGCGCAGGTGTCGGTGTCAGCGCGACTTTGACCAATGCGGCATCGTTGGTTGTATTCACACCTGATGGCATAGCGGCAACAATCGATGACCGCATCCTGATCTACAACCAGACCAATGCCTTTGAGAACGGCATCTATACGGTCAAAACGGTAGGTGATGGCTCGACAGCATGGGTGTTGATGCGGGCCACGGATGCCGATACTTACGCGCTGAAAGATCCTAATGGTCTTGGCGCAGGTGATGCGTTTTTCATCACTTCGGGTAACACCGGAGCCGGTGAAACTTACGTCTGCAACACCACTGGCACAATTACGTTTGGCTCGACCCCGATTAATTTTGTTCAAGTTTCCGCCACACAGATTTATCAGGCTGGAAACGGAATCAGTATCAGCGGCCCGACCATCTCGTTGGTCACTCCGGTCACAGTGCCTAATGGCGGTACTGGGCTTACAACGGCTCCAACCAACGGCCAACTGCTGACGGGTAACGGCACAGGCTATAGTTTAAACACGCTTCATTCGGGTACCGGGATCAGCATTGCCAATGCGCCGGGTTCCATCACGATCACCAACACCGCGCCGGATCAAACGGTCACAATTTCTGCGGGAACAGGAATCTCTGTTGGCGGCGGATATCCAAGTTTCACCGTCTCTTCGACGGGCAGCGGTGGTCCTGTCCTTGAATCGGACATTACCATCACAACGAGTTACACCATCTCGACGGGCAAAAATGGTTTGAGCGTAGGTCCAGTGACTATTGGAACGAGCGGTGTTTTAAACGTCCCAACGGGTCAGACCTACATGGTTATTAATTCATCTGCTGGCAGCGGCGCAGGCAGCCTTGCTACTGTTGGCAAAGCAATCGCAATGGCGATTGTGTTTGGA